TAACCGACCTTGGATAGCCTGTTGCTCGTAGCCTTCTCTAGCCTGACCAACTTGTAGGAGTCGCTGCATATCAGCATAGTCAGCAGCAGACATCTGTGGAGCAGCCTGAGAAGCTGCAATCTGTCTAGCTCTTTCAGCTTCAGCCGAGGAATACGCTAACTGACCGCCTTGCTCCGCTAATGCACGAGCAAAGATGTCTTGAGCCTTACCAGCCTGTTGACCCATTGCAGCCGAGCCATAACGACCAGCAGACGAAGCCTGAGACTGTAGGTTTTGAATGTCTTGGGTATAACGCTCACCCGCTAGACGGTTAGCCTGTTCTAAAGCACCGCCTAGAAACGGATTAACGCCACGACCTTGAATCGTAGCGAGTTGTTCTTCCTGAGCAGCACGAAGTAGCGGAGAACCGCCTACAGCCCGTTGTTGAGCCATCTGTAGGGCTTGCTGAGTAGCCGCTGACGGAGATACCGCCAAGGTCTCAGGCGCACCCGGCATAGCCTTATACAGTCTCTGAGCCTCACCTAATGAATAGGTAATGTACGGCTTAAACTCCGGGCTTATTTCCGTCTTAGTTTCTTGAGTACCGCCACCACCGCCCATATCACACCTCGCTTATCCATTTCCGAGGCCTGAATCCGTAGGCCTTAGCTCTACGCTCCCACCCCGGTCTATGACTTGTGAAAGTTAGGTATTTGTTACCACTTTCCCTTGCCATATTTTTGATGAATTGTAAACCTTTTTGCACCATCTGATAATCATTTTCTAACGTCCAAGCACACCAAACGTGGAGTTCTTCCCCTAGTGGCTGCAATACAAAGAACGATTTGAAATGGTTATCCTCTAGTCCAACCCATAACCCTGATTTCTGATTCCAGCAGTCCGTGTACACATCCTCCACGATCCAACTTTCAGAACTCACCGCTTTAATCTTCTCTAATCCAGCCTTGACGCTAGGCCACCACTTCCTTAGTTGGTCAGGCTCGATATATTTGAATTCCGTCATCCGACAATAATGTATCCGTAAGTTTTGTCAGCAGTAGCGTTAGCCCACTCACTAATCGTTGCTGATCCTTGTTGTTGTGTAGAAACGTATAAGTTCGTTGTAGCCGATGGTGCAAGGTAAGACAAAGTAATGATAGTCGATGGCGTTGCTGGCCTAGTCGGACTCGTATCAGTCGGGTAATGCTCCAAAGAAACCCCAGTATCACTAACCCGCCACATTACCTCAACATAGTCATTAGCGTTCATTTCCAGAACGTAATTCATCGCAGCGATCAGGTGGCTAGGATCACTCGTATTCTTCCTTGCTGGCAAGTAAAACTTACTATTAGAACCAGCTACGTCAGTTCCATTCTTACGGAACCAAATATCTACGTCCTGACCATCGTTTGACGTATTCTTAAACTGAAACGAGAACTGGATGTTGTAAATTCCATAATTCCTGACGTTTAGCCTAGAACTATTGGAAACGTAGATTCCATTGGAATAATCTGTCGTATTAAACGTAACTGCATAGGCCGTTGTAGTATTAGCCGCTGTCTGGTCTGTAGAGTCCTGAAACGCCCCATAGGGAGCCGAATCAGCTTCAGCAGCAGCAGATACAGGAACGAAGAAAATAAGGCTCTCAAAGCCTATACGTTCGTCGTAGAGGGTTGTTGTGACCGCATTACCAGTCGCTAGGGTAATCAGACCTGTGTTGTTGGTCTTTCCGTCCATAATGCCACGAACGACCTCAGCAACAGACCTCTGATCTCCTCCAAATGGCGGTAATGTACGAAATTGCCTCATCGAGTACCCTGCTTGACTACTTCTACGTCAATTCCTACGGCTGTTTGCCAGTTATCTCCTGTCGGAGTCAGTCTTAGACGATGATATTCACCGTTAGAACGGATAGAAATACGGTTTTCAGCATCAGCAGCTACGTTAGAGCCAAATTCCACCTGCTCATTGAGCAAATCACGGCTAGAAATCGCTACAGACGCACTCCCACCGTCAACAGTTGGCCTTACTAACGTGACCGTAGACCGACCAATGGCTATATCACCCGTCGTAATGTTCGCAGTCTTAGGCTGACCAGAGAAAGCAATGATCTTAGCCCCTGAAACACCACCAAACAATAACTGTCCACCAGCAAATACCCTTGAATCAAGAGGAATATCTAAAGCGTCTAGGTTGGAATTGTAGTTATCTACCTGCTCTAACGTCGCAGAAGGTGTTAGTACATAAGAAATAGATGTAGTCGTAGTATCAGCATACGACCAACGATCTAAATTGATTGAATAAATTAGCAACAACTTCCGAGCAAACGTACCTGAGAAACGCCAAATAACTAATTTGTTAATTGGGTCAACTGTGCCACTCATTCCCGTGGGGATTTCACTCGGAATAGCGTTATCAAAGAACCACCGATTGACCTTCTCAGCACCAATAGACTTTGTTGATTGACCATCGCAGGAGTAAAACCCGTCATCAGCTAGGAAATACGTTAGTCCACCGTACTGAGCAATCGAGCCGTTAGAGATACATCCTAACGACCTTGAGATCGCATCAAATTGAAAGAAAAACGGGGAGCCTGTGTAGCTCATCCGATATATGGCACGTTCTAGGAAGATCAGACCATACTCGCCACCCGCTAAACCTGTAATGTCCCCACCGTCAGGGATGATCTGAGTATCCGACTGAGAAGCAGCACCGGGAGTCCAGTCTGTCTCATCGTTAATGTCAGACCAGTAAACCTTATTGTTATCAGTCCCGTCATTAGCCGCAACAACAAAATCCCGAACAACCGTGACAAACCTAGTCGTAGGCGCAGCAGCAGCTAGGTTAGCAAAATAAGTCGATACGCCAATCTCATAGGCTTGCAACCTATCCTGACCGTTAGCCAGAATCATCTTAGACCCGTACTGGGTTACATCCCAACTCTCAACCGCTGAATAGCCTGTTGTCGTTGCCGCATCCAAACTGGCATCAGACGGATCAAACTTATAAATCTGAGTCGCTCCAGCAGCAAATAAATTTACTTGACCACCAAATTTACCGGCAAACGTAATAAGCAAATTCTGAGCAGCAGCATCAGAATAATCAGCTTCTGAAGCTAATGGCGCATAACCGTTAGCAACTGGATAACAGTTCTTAGCGTCAGTAATCGCCCCTGTTACTCCGGGCTGATCTGGTAGCCACTCACCAAAGATTAGTTTTGTCTCAGCCATGCGTCAGTTCCTTCTCACACGGGCATAGCTAATAATGCCAGCTGCCTTAATTTGTTATGTCTAATAATTAATTTTTATTGTTGTAAATTTGTTATTTGTTGTAAAAACTGTTCTAACGACTCTTGCTCACGCGCTTCTTGCTCTGCTTTTTCTTGTTCTAATCTTATCTGTTCTTGCACTATCAGTTCTTGTGCTGCAATACTTGCAGCTTGCCATGCCTCAATAGCAAAATTAAATTCAGATATATCCGTAATTTCTATGTTATTCACCATGCGACCAGTAGAAACATCTTTTATTTCTACTATTCCATAAGTTCCATACCATTGAACCGCATGAATATTTTCTGCAATAGCTGGAATTACTACATTGTAGTAGCCAACATTGTCTATAGATATAAATTTATCTGCTGGAATAATGGTTAATCTCATAGCTTGTTCCCTAACTGTGGCATGGCTGCTGCCATTAGTAGTTGCTGTGAAGAATCGTTAGCCTTTACCATTTCATTCCTAAAAGACTCAATTGCCGCACCTGTTTGCCGTTGTTGTTGGCTATTCTCTATCATTAACATAGGTAGCCAAGCCATAGAACACGCCCATTCATCAACTTCTGCCCCGGTATTTGGATTTGTGCCGCGCACCTGAATAAACCACGCGCAGTCTAACTGTCTACATGGCCTAAAAGAATCTAATGGGCATCCATTTTTAGGTTCTATTTTCATTAGTCTTTAGTAGCAATAATGACGTCAACATACTGGACTGCTAAATTTATGGCTGTTCCAGTAAATGTGTGGTCGTGTGAATTACTAGAGCCATTATTTGCATTTGATACGCTTATACCTGTCGTAGCAGATGCCGTGGAAAGGCTAGTAAATAAACCAGTACCAGTGCCGTTGATACTTCCACTACCGCCCGTACCTGTGTAAAGAAATCTTCTTCCAGCTCCACTACCGCTATCATGTGTATGACCAGAATCAATAACAGTTGCTGTATGTGAGTGCTGAGGCATTTGTGCAGTTGTAAGCGTAGTTGCCCCAACTGTGCCAGCTACAGATTGTGAAGCAAATGCAGTAGTAAACGCTACAGAACCACCTGAACCCGCTGTACCACTTACAACTCGCAACGCTTTGTTATCGTGTGTTGTTGATTTAGTCCATCCTGTAGGCGCAGCAGTCTGCACAAATAGCATTGCTGTACCTGCTGGAAATCCACCAGCAGCCGCTGAACTAGTCCATGTTGTTCCGTTTGATGTAAGTACATTCCCATTTGTTCCGGGAGCAACAAACTGAACAGCAGACGTACCGTTACCAAGTAAGACGTTATTAGCTGTTAGGCTATTTCGTCCAGTACCACCACTAGAAGGTAACAAAATCGCTGCCGTTTCTGGAACTATATTTGTTCCATCTGAAAATACTGAACGATCAGCAGGATATGTAACAAATACGTCTTTTGTTCCAGATGAAAAATTCGTTTTAGTCGGCGCACCAGCACTAGATGAAAATACCGTATCACGCGATAAAGTTGTACCGGACGATGTATAAGTACCAACTCCAACTTCCCATTCAGACGTACCCTGACCGACTATCGCATAATAAGTCGTATTGCCATTGCCAACAGCAGCAAACGATTGAAAACCAGTAGCAGCACCAGCAAGCGTAATTGTGCCTGTTCCAGTAGTGGTAGTCGTTTCTTTTACTCGATCAGCTAAAATAAGTGGCATTACACCCTCGCCCAGTTATCAGAACTTCCACTTACTTGAGTCCAAGTGTTGTTATTTGCAGAAACAACACTCCAATTGTTAGAGCCAGCAGCTATCTCAATCCATTCATTATCTACCGCACTCTGCTCAGTCCATGTGTTAGCCTGAGGAATAACATCAGACCATTCCTCGCCAATAATCCCACCATTAGCACTAATCGTTGCTAATACATTAACACTACCTATACCAGAAAAAATACCAGAGCCATTACATACAACAGTTGCCACACCATTAACTGACGCATGACCGTCATAAATAACACCACCGTTACCGGTTACAGTAGCATCTGCCGTAATCGCAGCAGTTGCCATTCTGACCCTTATACCGTCAGCGGTAACAGTTGCATCTGACGTAATGGCGGCATTACCAAACTGAACTCTAGTGCCTAATGCTGAGACAGTTGCTGTCGCATTAATTGCTGCTGCACCTGCATATACCGCTGTAGCATTTGCCGATACCGTCGCAATAGCATTTATGGAGGCATCAGCAAATCTTACTATTCCACCAAGCGCAGTAACCGTGGCAGCTGCTGAGATGTCAGCAGTTGCCGTTCTAACTCTAATACCATCAGCAGTTACCGTGGCATCAGATGTTATCGAGGCATCGCCAAACTGAATCCTTGTAGCTAATGCACTTACGTCAGCAAAGCACGAAATATCACCAGAGCCAGCATAAACAGCAACAGCGTCAGCAGATACGCTAGCAGAAGCATTAACCGATGCAATTGCATCAATTAACTTACCACCGTTAGCAGAT